GCGACCATGCACATACAGTTTATATCGGAGGACATGAGCACACCATGTATATCGGTCCACACGGACACGTCGTTATTGTGGACGCAGACGGTAATGCGGAAAGCACGGTTAAAAATATTGCATTTAACTACATAGTGAGGCTGGCATAATGACTTTTAAAATGAGCGAACAGGCGCAGACAATTAAAATTTTTAATCTTCGTTCAGATACAAACGAATTTATTGGCGCAGGTGATGCATATATCCCGCCGCACACTGGATTACCGGCAAACTGTACTGATATCGCCCCTCCTGATATTCCCTCCAGTCATATTGCTGTATTTGACGCTGAAACCCAAACATGGAGTCTGCAGGAGGATCACCGCGGCGAGACGGTTTACGACACAACAACCGGCAATCAGATTTATATCTCCGCTCCCGGCCCGCTACCTGAAGATGTCACATCAGTTTCACCAGACGATGAATACCAGAAATGGGATGGTAAGACGTGGGTAAAAGACGAAGCGGCTGAAAAAGCAGCGCAGCTTCGTCAGGCGGAAGAAACCAAAAACAGGCTCCTGCAAATGGCATCTGAAAAAATCGCGCCGTTACAGGATGCTGTTGATCTTGGAATCGCAACAGATGAAGAGAAAAGCCAGCTCGCCGAGTGGAAAAAGTATAGGGTACTGGTAAACCGTGTTGACACCTCAAATCCTGACTGGCCTGATGTGCCTGTAAGCTAGTCATATGATGTTGTGAAAAATCAGGCTGACGTTAATAAAAACACGCCAGCCTGACGTAATATTCAGTTCATCAGGAACTGATGAAAATAAGGATCAGATATACTATCAGTCCTATATGGTTGTTATAGTTTTCTGTAAAAATTAACAACCACAAATCTGACACCACTCCGGTGGCTTAAGAATATCTGGTGGCCAGTTGTCACACCATGGTGGGCGAATATATGGAGCAGGCATTGGCGGCCAACCACTGGAGGAGTGTTTTGTATTATCTGGTGAGGGGTTTGAATCACTGGCAGCCATCGCCGATGCCGAAACGGCTGTAGCCGACAACACCAGAAGCAATGGAAAAAATATACGATGTCTCATAATGTCACCCGTGAATATTCAGATTGTCCTTACTATTGATTTCCTTCATTTCCAGCATAGTTCACGCTTCATCGTCATTGAATAAACAATTAAATTTGTTGAGCGAAAATTTACTTAAAGAAAAAACAATAAGCATCGATATTTTTCTTTTCTGCAGGTTTTCAACGCATGATCGAATAAACGTGTGCGGATGGCGCAAAATGTGGCTGGCCAGAAAAAACAGTTTAGAGATAAATGCAGATGCTTATCTATTGTGATATGAATTAATCTTGTTTTTATACACACCCTTGCTAAACAGATGGGGGCCAAAAAATATTATGCTAAGTAAAGCTGGTATATAGTCTGGAGTTAGGGGTAGTATATGTCCCTAACTCCAGCAGAACTGCTCCATCTATAAAGATGTTAATTGCATACTTTATTTTTAAGGCTAATGATGTTAATAAGGTAATATTTAAATTATGGAATTACAAAATTACCTTTGGTCGTATCAAAATAACATTCATTTTTATTTATTATCATGTCTGCTGATAGCGGAGTCCTACTAACAGGATGTACGGCACCGTCAATAATAAGTTGGATAAGTGCTATTTCATCAAATAATTGGCATATATCTGACTCTGGGCCAGTTTTTACAAAAACGCCTTTTTCAGGAACAGCTAACATTACAGGACATGTTAAATCGTCTTCCGAACATGAAAATTCATCAACATTTGGTGAGAAACTGCATAAATCAATCTTATCCACTAATTGTTGTCTATTAGATGTATCAAAAATAGCAGGTGTCCTTGGTGCATTTTGAGAAACTAACTCCTGCCTGCTATTTGAAAATGATGTGGTCGACATATTTGAAAAATTTCCATGCGAAATGTTTAGTTCATTATTTAATTGCCTTTCTAACCTTGTGGCGTTTCCTGTCAATTCAATACTGCGCTCCCTGGATACGGTTCGTAATGAGCTAACTGTGAATATATTAGTATCACCTTCGACAGGACGATTACTTACTTCATATAATAAATCACGTATTTGTACCTGTACTTTTCTTCCGCCATTCTGTATAGCTGTGTCACGAATGAGATTTAAATCATTTTCAGATAATTTGTCTATCCTGTTATTTGGGGTTATTGCCACATCAGGAAAGGTTAAGAACATACTTTACTACTCCTTTAAATAATCATTTCTATAAATGCACTTCTATATTGAAGGAGTTTATCTATCAAAAGCAATATCCCTTTGTGCATATTAAGACATATTCCATTAAAACTTCACGGTTTTAGAAAACTATCTTGCTCATGGTGCGCAGGTCTGCCCTCTCAACAAATTACAGGTTACTGGCCAGGCTGGCTTCGTTGCATCAGCTCGGTCTACCAGACCCCGATACTTTACTACCCGTCGCCGATGTTATCTATACGGGCATAGTGCTCGCATGTACGCGATGGCATTCTGGACAGTGTATTGTCATCATTGATTCAACACTGAATCCTTAGTTCTAGGCCATCTGTATTTGGAGTGATCAATTACATCGTTAACGATGCGCGATCCGGATAGTTTGACTATGGTGTGTCTCGTAACTATTTTTTGTACTAACGCATGTTTTTAACCACGAGAAGTATTCTAATTTGGCTCGTTACGATTTTCCTGACGATGCATGGGCACTGATTTCTCCTCTGCTGCCACCTGAAAGAAGCGCATCTAAAGGTGGCCGTCCTTACTTTTCACACAGACACGTGATGAATGGCATATTTTGGGTGCTGTGTTCAGGCGCCCATTGGAGAGATTTGCCCGAACGTTATGGTCACTGGAAAACCATTTACAATCGATTTAACCGGTGGTCTAAAGCAGGGGTGATAAACAATATTTTCAATAGATTGCTCCAAATTTTGGATGAGCAAGAGTTAGTGGATTGGGATGTCATTGCTCTTGATGGCAGTAACATTCGCGCCCTGAAAGCGGCGGCCGGTGCGAAAAAAATATCCCGATGACCTCGACGATCATGGGTTGAGTCGCTTTCGGGGCGGATTTGGCACCAAGATCCATCTGGCGACAGATGGAACAGGATTACCATTGAGTTTTTGCCTAAGCGGCGGACAAGCCCAAGAGAGTCAATATGCAAAAGTACTACTCAATCGGGTCGGAGTTATCCGGAATAGCGGGTGTCTAAAATCCCGGCCAAAAGCCGTATTAGCGGATAAGGGCTATTCAAGTCATAACCTTCGTCATCATTTGAGAATTAAAGGGATAGTAGCAGTCATTCCTTTCAAATCGAATGAAAAAGCCAGCTAGGACAAACGCCGAAAACTTAACCGCCAGTTGTATAAAAAGCGCAATGTCGTGGAACGTTGTTTTGCGATACTAAAAGAAAACCGTCGTATCGCTACACTCTCAGAAAAGACGGCAAGAAACTATCTGAGTATGCTTAAACTGGCTGCCGTCAGGTTATTTTTAAGGCGGTTGTTAAGTTAAGGACACAGCCTAGAGTCCTGTGTAATGGAGTGCCGCAGCCACGTCATATGCAGGAATGGACTGCGGCAAACTGGCGATCGTTCGATAGTGCGAATATTGAATGGTTGCCAGTCACGGCGGATTCTACTGGTTAAGAATGACTAATCAATGTGTTTAATCTGAAACTAGGCATCTGTTCAACTTTTCGTGATCGCTTTTGTTGGCATCACTATAAAGCCTTCGTCTACATGGGCATTTGGCATCGGGAGGCTACCAGTGGAAGAGGTCGAGTGATGTATTGGGCAGTGAGTTTGTTTGGTCGGGGGATTTATACGCAAAATGGCCCGAAATACGTCCGAATTAAAACGTAAAAATTGATAACTAATTGAATCTATTAGAATTAAAAATAACGTATTCTAATCGTTAAAATCACTTAATTACTATGTAACCTTATGAATTTAAAGAGAAAGAACAATGCTTGCCGTAAACAGGAATCGTATTCGGTCTCTTTTTATTTAGATTATAAATCAATGGGTTATGTGTTTCCCCTCGAAATTCCTCGAAATTTCCTCGAATTTCTGTATTCCGGTCTTTTTGGTTATATCACATCCAAATCCAGTTTAACATTTCTTTTACAACAAAATCAGAGCATCACGTAAGCTTTATTATCGCGTTCATCGAGATAGAGTTTCGTGGTGTTCTCTGAGGTGTGGCCCAGTAGTTTTTGAGCGAATTCCTCGCCGCGTTCGTCTTTGTACAGCCGACCAGCCAGGCTACGGATCTCGTGAAATGTCGGTGGGTTATCACTAAATTTAACGCCTGAAATTTTTCTGGCTTTTACAAATTTCTTTGTCAGCCCATCCGGGTGAATATTCCCGGTCGGGCTATTTTTCCTGATTCCGGCACTGATCATGAAATCGGTTCTGCTTACCAGCCGGCAGCGATCGATAACCGTTCCCAGACGTAACCCTGGCGCCTCAAGGGTCAGGGATAGGGGGAATGCTATCTTCATTCCTGTCTTTATCTGGGTTACGTGTAGGCGACCATCAACGATATCACTAAACTTCATGTTAGCTATATCCTCACGGCGTTGACCAGTAACCAGCGCGAGATCCATCGCAAGAGGAAACCACACAGGCAGATGTTCTGCCGCCGTCCGCGTGGCGTTATATGTTTCCAGTTGCAGGCGTTCCCTGGCAACCTTAATTTCAGGTGCTCGGGTTGGCTCAACCGGATTCGTTGTTATTCTTCCTTCCACAATTGCCTCACGAAACATGTCAGATAGTACAGACCTCATCGCCCCCGCCATCGTGTTTTTACCTTCCGCGATCCATGACTCCAGAAACTCAGCAATATGCCGCGTGGTCACCTCTGCCAGTATCATTTCCCCCATTTTTTCGCGCACGGTCGCTAACTGATTGCCGCGAATTTTGTATGTGTTGGCCGCTAAATCTCGTCGTTTTAGTAACACGTCATAGCGGTCTATCCACATTGAAACGGTAAACGTATCGCTCCCCTTTAACTTTTCTATCAGGGCGGCAGGGGTGTAGTTCTGGTAAATATAATTATTTGCTTCAATTGCCTGTGCCACGGCATCACGGCGAGCAATTTGGCCTAGGGCAATTTCTTTTTTGGTAACCGGGTTTCGCCAGTAAAATGCCCTATCATTTTTACGATATGTTAGATTTTTAGGTAGATTGGCATCATACTTTTTTTGACTCATTTATTAACCGCTCCAGCAACGCACTTTTTTTACCAGTTCGCCCGTTAGGATGGTGTTGTTCAAGCACCAGTCCCACTTTATTCGGCTTGATATAAAACGCGTCCGGATTAACCCGATACGTCCTGCCATGTAATACTGGAGTCGGGTAAATATTTCCGTTTCGCGCCCATCGTCTTAATGTTGTGAGAGGTGGTGGATCATCGGGATAATTTAATTCACCCCAGGTTTCAAGTCTCACAAAGCTCATAGTCATGTCTCTTTGCTTCATGACCGCCGCCCACTATACGGTGTGGCGGTCGGTCGGGGTTGAACATCAATGATCAGGTTAAAATTTGAAGGACTGCTGACCGCCGCCCGGTAAAACTTTTACATCTCCGGCGCGCCGTCCTGTAAATCCTGCCCAATGCGCGGCGCGTATCCTGTCAGCCTGCTCTTCAGTCAGGCAGGGTTGCGGCAGGGCGGAGTTTTTCCGGTGCTCTGCAACGCGTATGGATTCGCCGGCTTCGTGTAACTTCTGGCATAGGGGGCAAAGGTCGCGTGTATCAATCATCCGGATCTTCCCATCGATGAAGATGTTGCCATGCCATGTAGCGCAGTCCCGGCACACGGGCGCGTCGCAGGTGAACATGCCACGACATTTTGTTATGTACCCGTGTTTGTCCTCATCGGCATCCCAGCCGATGATCCCGTCACAAAGCAGGGTGGCCGGGGCTCCGCAGAACATACAGACAGGCTTCTTCATGCTGCAATTACCTCCCTCATTCAGGCTGTACGAATCCCGCCGCGTGAGCGGTGTTTAAAAGCATTTTTACGGTTAATTAATTATTCAGCAGGCGATCTTTATTCCTTAATACATTTAAACTCTTCCAGCGTGACTTTCTCTTCGCGTGATTTTCCGGCTTCAGTTCTGCCGGACAGCATTTTTTCACACTCGGCTTTATTCATTTTTTTTGTCAGAAAAACGAACCCAGTTTGTCGGGGAATTACCCGGCTTTTTGACGATGGCGGTTATTCTATATTTGTACATTAATAAAGCACCTTCATTTCAGTCGGTCAGCGACCGCCAGCCGCCGTTATGCGGTCACGTTCTCTTCCACGCCAGCGTTTTCGACGACGCTGTACTCACCTGTGATGACAGACGCATCAGCCGGATCGATAGTCAGCGTCTCCTTTTCGTCCATTGATACCGCGCGCTGGATCTCAATGGATACAGGCAGGTATTTGAACAGGCGGCGTATGGCGGTTTTTTTTGCCATTTCCTCCCAGTGAGTAACCCACGGGCCGTTGTTACCGGCTTTGCTCTGTGCCCGGACCAGCTCTATCTGTTTACGGGTCATTACCTCAAACTGTGTGCCGCCATCTTTAAGGCGGGCAACGGCATAGACATGAGTAACCGGTGCATCTTCGTTCTCACCCGGACGGTGTACCAGCTTCTCTTCCAGACCAAACTCGAAGCTGAAGTCGTCACCTTCGCGGACGACGCGCGCGGAAAGGCTGGCAATCTGTCCGGAACGGCGGGCAAGGTCGATCATTCCCCGGTAGCCAATAATTAACTGAACGTTTTTTTTGCCTGACTTTTCGTTTTTGTTTCCGAACGGCAGCAGGTAGGCATGACCGAGCGCGCCGCCGGGCTCCAGCCCAAGCTGGGAACACTGAACGATGGCGCTGACAAAACTCATGGTGTCACAGTCACCCAGCGCCGGAACTTTTCGGATTTCCGTTGTGGCTATCCGGATCATGCGTTCCGCTGTCATGTGGCGGGGCAGGGCCGCCGCCAGTTGTTCTTTCATGGAAGGCTGGTTGATAAAGCTGATCACATCGTTGTTATTTTTCACTGCCGTCGGGGTGCGTGCTCCCTGTGTTTTTTGCAGGTCGGCTTTTGCAATAGGTGGCTGTTTAGGCATTTGCATTCTCCTTCGCCCAGCGGGGCAGTGATAAAGTTTTAATGGCAGGCCATTCATCGTTATTAAGGCATTCGGCCAGGGTTTGCAGATTGCGACGATATTCCCGCTGACCTGCCAGTTTTGCGTCTTCACCCATCATGAAAATCTCAACCGGGTAACTCCCACATTCGGCGGTTGTACTGGCAACAAGGAAGACGAAGATGGGTATCTCACCGAACTGCGCCCGATAACCGTCGCTGTAGAAAGCGTCCTGTACGTGGTAGCGATAATCGTAATAAGCTGTCCTGAACCGCTGGATATCAGCAGTGGTTTTCACATCCATGATCCAGTGAAATTCAGGGATGATTTTGTCCGGACGGCACCGACACAAAATTCCTGTTTCCGGATCTTCCCAGTAGACTGATGATTCAGCATATCCGGCGCTTTCAACCAGCCACTGCCCCAGCGGTAACGCCATCACACTCTGGTACATAAGTTCGATTTTCCGGCCTTCTTCTGCCGTAAGCACGGTTCTTCCTGTCCGGGCGCACTCTTCCAGAAAGGTTTTCTCTTCTTCTTTTCCTGCACTGGTACGGCGGTTAAACTCCGGTGCGATGATGAAGCGTTTACTGAATTCCTCTGGTTCCAGTACCCGGCAGTGAAAAGCCGTTCCTGTATCGAGAGTCTTTGTTTTCTCCGTGTCCACGGGGGCATTTTTACGCCACAGATAAATTGCTGGTGTGTCTGCGATATCATCAAGCTGTGATTTACTGACGCCCGGGCCAGCGTGATACGCCTCGTTAGGGATGTCATAGTAAATGCCTGGCTGTATATCATCAGGTACAGTGATATTTCCGTTTTCTATGGAATCTGCCGCTTCGCCAGCTTCATCACCGCCAGTACCTGATCCACCGTCTGCTGTAATTTCCTGCACTGCATCACCAGCCGTTTCCCGCTGGTTGCTTTCTTTCCGCATCTCTCCATCTCTTTCTGTTCTGGCTTCCGTTTTTTTGGTCTGATTTGAGGGGGCACTGAACAGCGCTGAAACGTCGAAAGTCCCGTCTGCGTTTCTGGTGACAGCCTCCGGCTCTGCTGCTGGTTGTTTTTCTTCCGGCACCACTTCTTCTTTTTCACCCTGATTTGAGGCGCTGTAATTGTTATGAACCCACTTCGGATCGTTCGGGTCGCTGATGCCTTCGACATATTCACCGCGCGCGGCTGCCAGTTGTTTACCAACATCAACCGGGTTTTTGGGTGGAATGTTTTTACGTGCTTCGTGCAGTTCTGCCCGTATTTTCTGGTAGCCTGCTTCTGTCTGGCTTACAGGTGGCTCATTCTCCAGCGGCTGCGGGTCCGGATGATGTTCAGTTGTGTCCTGTTCCACTGCTTCAGGCGTTGCTGGTTCATCTGCCAGTTCGCCTGTCGGTTGCTGTTTTTCTTCATCACACTGAAATCTCCCTGCCTCAATATCCCGCAGACATTTGCCCGCCTGACGAAGTCTTGCTGCATTTTCTTCATGGGTTGTTGGGGTGTTATCAGGCACATATTCGTACCAGTCCGGATCGCGAACACCATGAACGGCAAGAAAGCTTTCGCACCACGTCCGGCGAAGATCAGGATTACCGTTATGTACGGCCTTTGGCGCTTTGCGTACCAGGTCAATAATGGTTTGTCGGTCGTAGCCTTTGATGTCGGGAATAATGCCCACTGTCATTGACATTCGCTTCCAGTCTTCCCGGTCTTCGGCGATGATACGTTTTGCAAAATCCATTGCAGGACGCAGGTTATTCAGATCCAGCTCCTCACAGAAACCACAGGCGAGCTCATAGTTAATCGTTCTGTGTGTCGGTTTTTCGCTACGGCGTGGACGTTCTGGCTTATTTACGTCGTCGACAATTACTTTATGTGGCCCGGTTTTTTTAACGGGTGCAGGTTTATTCTTCAGGCGTTCAGCCCATTCCTTAACCAGCAGGCCGCGGTTAATGTGTTCAGCACTGAACCATTCCTTAAAAAACTTAATAGTGGTGCATAACTCAGGCACTTTTCCATCGACAGGAAATATCTGTTTGTACGCATTCACTGCTTTGTGAATATCATGCTCGATAGCTTTTTTGAACGACTCTACATTTTCTGCGGCGAGTATCAGGTTCTGGACAGTGGTATTCTGAGTATCCATCTCCAGACACGCGATTTCTTTTTTCTGGTCTGTATCGACGTGATAAAGATATTCTCCATCGCCAATATACTGTGCCAGAACGCGATGGCGGAACGGCAGTGTCGCAACCACGGTCAGTTGAGGGTTTGCTGGCGGGTTATGAGATTCCTGCATCCCGTTTTCTCCGGCTGGAGTGACAGCACCGTCGGCGCGTTCTGTTTCATCTGATTTAACAGCAGAAGCTGCGCCGGGGATAAGTGTCAGGGTTTTGCCGTCTTCGCCACCGGGTTCGCGGTTTTCACAAAATTTAGAGTCAAAGACACCCTCGGGCGGAATGTCATTTTCTACCGGAAAATGTACGCGTACAGGTCTGGCAAAATCAGCTTCATCAAATCCGGCAGCATCCATAGCCAGTTCGCCACGGGAGAGGGCGAGTGACTGCTTTTTAGCTGTACACCAGAAAAAACCGGCTTTAAAGCCGAGGCGTTTCCTGGCACTTTCATTTTTAACCTTGTAATAAAATGAATATTCTTCCTGCTTAATGCTCATTGTTTTTTAACCTCAGTTAAGATTAAAATCGTTTTGCCAGTGAAAATCCTCTCCGGGTGCTCACTGGTCATGTCTCTGGTGGTGGGTCTGGTCGCTCACCTCAGCATCGCCGGGATGTAAAGCCGGGGAAGCGCCTGCATTTAATGCAGGCTTTTTTCCTTTGAGGCCTCAGACATCGCCCGCGCAAAATCACTGGCAACAGACAAGCTCTTCAATGCACCAATAACCTCCCTGGGGACGTCTTTCACTTTGAGCAACATGGCTGCTGCGGCTATAGTGGAGTCCCATGCCCCTGTTTTTTCATCTGCATATGCAGTTATTGATTTATTTATTGAATAGCCATCTTCGTTTCTGATTAACTCGTATGAATAGCCAATAACTACCGGCATATTGTTTTGCTCGCATATCTTAAATATACGGCTGGTGAGTTCTTTTAGTTCCTGTAATATTGCTGCATCAGGCGTTGTATTTTTCATTTTTATTTCCTTTTTCAGGTTGAGTGAATCCCTGCCATTGCTGGCATGATTTAAAAAATGGTATTGTTAAATTAATCAGTTTGTCAGTGGTTCGCCTTTACCATCAAGATAAATTTCTATAACTAAATCCCGGATGGTAATATTTTCACGAATATTTGTTAACGTCAGTTTTCCCCTGGTATTAGCCGTGGCTTTATAAATCCGGTCATTATATTTAACCATTGTTCCGGGAACCGCACATTGCCGTATGACCTCCATCGTACCGTAGTGCTGGTGTTTCATTTTTCAGTCCTCCTGTTGTAATTCACTGACCCTTATTTCAAGCCAGTCAGCCACATCGCGGTGGTCGAAGTAATCAAGAAAGCTGTCGAGTTTATTTCTGGTGGAAATCCAGCGGGCTATATTTTTCTCGCCGATGACATCAAGAAGTTCCGGGGTGTCATCAACCGATTCAACCAGTTCAGATAATGAAATACCTTCAATTTCAACACCGACACGATGAATGTTTACGGGTTTAATTGTGGCGTCGGCTCCCTCCAGATAAATACCGATGGTGCTCATGGTCATATCTCCGGTTTAAAAAGGGCGGATACCAGAAAGGAATGAACTGGTACCGCCAAAGACTACACACAGCAATGTCACGGGTTCCACTCGCAACCGGAAGCGCGCTCAACCAGGACGGTGGATTTAACGACAACCTTAGTTAAGTAGCGAACGCGCTTTCGTGTTGTGTGCTCCGTATCGTGGAGCTGACGCCCGTCTTTATCCACATCGGGGCGGTGGTATACTGGAGCTCTCACACAACCAGTAAGGACATAAAAATGACACCCCGTCCAATTAGTGTTTTTTGGTTCAAAAATCTCGATCAGTACGAATCATGCAAAGAAATTTTGACCGATTCGTGGGTGCTACCTGATGATTATCGGGACTGGCTTATCCGCTTCAATCAGATGATTGATCGTTATGAACGCAGTGGTATCGAGGTGATCAAAGTAGAGATAGAGCCCAACGAGTTCTCCATCTGGTGCCTCGCCAACGGATGTGAGATAAGCACCAAGAGCTGCAACGACTTCGCTGTTTTCCATGGCAGTAGCAAGGCGCTCCGCGATAGAGATACTGATTGGGGATATGAGTAAACAAACTCGTCCTTCAATTCTGAATATTTCTATTTTCATGACAGTACCTCTACAAATTCGGCGAAGCTTAGCGCCCCCTTACCTTCGATAAGGCTTTGAAAGTATTCCTGGTAAGCCTTTTCCATGGGTGTATTGAAATCCATGCTGACCTCATTCCCGCTTAACGCCCGGCGGCGGAACGTTTTATCTACTGCGCTTGTTACTTAACAACAACTGCCGTCATGTTCGTATGCCTCAGGCTGGCTACTTAGCCCGACTCAGCAGCGGGATAACTCTTGGTATTGTCCGGCTGTTATCTGGTCTGGCGTTGTCTTGATGAATTCATTAAACACGTAATGATGTGTAATTGTCAACACAAAATGTGTTTTTGGTTGGGGGAGGGCGTTCTGCTGGGCTTGAGGCAATAAAAAACCCGCCAGTGGCAGGTTTTAAACTATTCAGGTCAAGTCTTAAGTTAGTTTTCTGGTGGTTGAGTTGAGTTTTTAAGGCGATTTCTTAGATACGTTTCAACATAGTCATCAATCTCTTTTAAACGAACCTCAAAGAGATCAATCATTCGTTGTTGCTCTGAGCTTGGTAACTGATTGAATAACTCAAGTAATTTTTTATGTTGATCACTTAGCCATGCCTGCGAGGAGTCCTTTTCACCAAACAGAAGTTCGGGTGGGGAAATACCTAGTGCTTCACCAAGTACAACTGCATCATACACCCCAACATTTCTACTTCCTGCTTCATAGTTTCCTATGCGTGACTGAGTCCATCCACAAATCTCAGCCAGTTTACCTTGAGACAGGCCGAGCTTTTGTCTGCGCCCCTTGAGGCGCATTGCGATCTCATCATTAAGCCGGCTGGCGGCAATTTTTTCATTTTCTTTTCTCATGGCTCCCTTTTATCACGATGCGTGATTTACGCAAAACACAAAACAACTTGACCATGCAACACAAATTGTGTTTAGAATTGTTGGCGGAGGTTTTAAATGAACAAAATTTCAACATACAGAAAGCAACTGGGGCTATCTCAACGGCAGTTTGCGACTCACCTGGGATGGATACAGAGCCGTCTGGCGAACTACGAAGCAAATTTTCGCACACCCGGACTGGAGGAGTGCCGAAAAATTGTTGCCACACTTAACCATCTGGGATCTCGCTGTGTTCTTGATGATGTTTTCCCGCCTCATGTGAACGATAGCAGAACCATATTAGCGAAGGTGAACAACCATGATCACCCCTGAAACAGCCAGTCAGGCGTTATCGTCATGGCTGGCATATCTACAGATAACCCAGGAAACAGCCACGCAACTGATCACCCGCGCATTCCTGGAGCAGCCGGCGCGACCGGAAATAGCGGTTCACCGTATCGAGCGTGACGACGGAACGGTGGATTACGACGCATGGCGCCGTAACCGGATAAACATTTTTCAGCGCTGGCGGAAACGGGAAACGGCGGAGCACTGCGAGAAATTCTCTGCGCTGATCCCCGCTATTCTGGAGGCGATCCGCAAAAGTGCGCCGGAGCTGCATAAACGAATAACGGCAGGGCAGAGCATTGAGTACCTGCTTTCACAGCTTTTAAAAAAACCGCAGTGGCAAGCGCGGTACTTCTTGGCGCGCCGCTGGCGGATTTTGAGCGGGAGTGTGACGAAGCCATATATGCGTTACAGGCGTTACGTAGCGGTTATCGCCAGCAGTACCAGAGACATGACCAGTGAGTAATTTTTTATGTTTTCAGATCGCCCGGAAAAGAGCGTAGAGAGGCTTTATGGCCGCACTTCCATACATGCAGCTTTACATCGCTGATTATCTGGCGGACACCATGCACCTTTCTGCCGAGGAGCATGGAGCCTATTTGTTGTTGATGTTCAATTACTGGCAGACCGGAAGAGCTATCCCGAAAAGCAGGCTGGCAAAAATTGCTCGGATTAGCAGTGAACGCTGGGGGGCTGTGGAAGAGTCCCTGAAAGAATTTTTCATTGATAACGGCACTGAATGGATTCATGAGCGTATCGAGAATGATCTCGCTGCGGTCAGGGATGTTCTGGCGAAAAAGTCGGCAGCAGGGAAAGCATCTGTTCAGTCCAGAAGGAACAAAAAAGGAACACAATCGGCCAGTGAAAGTAACACATGTTCAACAGGTGTTAGCCCGGTGTTTGAACAGGAGGCCAACAAAAAGGGAACTAATAAAGATAAAGATCTAAAAGAATTAAACCCCACACATAACGCGCGCGTGCGCGAGAGTGCTCCGACCAGTCAGCCTGGAATTGCACAACAGCCAGTCGTGACTGAACCGGAGTACCGGGAAGGATTGAACGAACCGATCGGGAAATTTTCAATGACGGGTGACTGGCATCCTTCGCTGGATTTCCGACAACGGGCCGCCCAGTGGGGCGTTGCGTTACCAGAACCGGAATATTTACCCACGGAACTTGCTGCGTTCAGGGATTACTGGGCGCCGGAGGGAAAAGTGTTCACGCAAATCCAGTGGGAGCAAAAATTCGCCCGCCACGTAAACCACGTCAGGACAAAGGCGAAACCCGCCAGCAGGGGAGAAAACCATGCAGGAATTCAGCCAGACAGCACCGCATCGCGGGCAGTACAGCAAATCAGGGCAGCCCGTGAGCAGTGGGAACGTGAAAACGGAAACGTCATCGACGGAAACGGCCTGGCGACTCTGGGAAGTCATGGGGGAAATTTATTCGAACCGGTGGACGCAGAAGAACGGCGCGGCACCTTCGAAGCTGTGGGTGGCCCAGATTGGGGCGATGACTGAGCGCCAAATCCGGCTGATTTGTCAGCAGTGCATGGAGCGATGCAGAGCGGGTCAGACATGGCCGCCGGATCTGGCTGAGTTTATTTCACTGGTTTCTGAAAGTGGAGCTAATGCATTTGGTCTCACGGCTGATGCGGTGATGGCGGAATATCGTCACTGGCGTAACGAGTCCTGGCGCTATTCCGGTAGTGATAAATATCCGTGGCCGCAGCCGGTTCTGTATCACATCTGCATTGAGATGCGCAGAACGGGCGTCGAGCGTCAGATGACCGAGGGGGAACTGAAACGACTGGCAGAACGATTACTGGCGAAGTGGACCAGACACATCGGTAACGGTTTCAGCATACCCCCGGTACGTCGCCAACTGGCAGCACCGCGCCATCCGGCAGGGCCAACTCCGGCACAACTGATGATGGAAGAGTTCAGGCGCCGTAAGGCGGCGGGGATGCTTTAACAGGGGACATTATGGGAAGAAATTACACTCCAGCGGAGCAGCGAGCAATACAGAAGCGCCTGACGGAACTGGTACGAAAACACGGTCGTATGACGTTTGGAGAGCTACGGAAGATGACGGGGCTAACCATTTTTACCGCCCGTCACTACCTGGAAAAGGCGGAAAGTTGCGGAGAACTGTATCAGGCCGGGAGAAGCGGTATTTTCCCTTCGGAACAGGCTTTCCGGCTTTGGAAACAGAAACGTGAAGATGCCAGAATCACCCGCTTTCTCAAAACGCCGGAAGGGGTGGTGAGCTCCTACGACCGGACCCGAAACGTTATCTGTACGGAGTGCCGGAACAGCGTGACGATGCAACGGGTACTGGCATTTTATCGGGGGAATCACCTGGAGGTTAAATCAGCATGAAAATCGAGTACCAGGACGGCGGCGAAAAATCCCGGCTGATTATCACCAGCGGTTTTCTTTGGTTGCGAAAATATATCCGGCTGGTGGATGAAATTCTGCTGCGTGTACCGGAGCTGCGGGCCGTGAGTGAGGGGTTTTTTATCGTGACAACGACTGTCAGTGGATTTACAGCGGATGTGCTACGGGCGGAAATGATTGTTGAAGGTATGGGGTTCAAGGTGATGAACGCCGAAATGATACATAACAGTTGCATGGAGGCTGACAAATAGCTGGCGTAACACAGAGCGTTGAGTACAATTGCTGCGGGTGCTTGAGGCTGTTTGCCTGGAGCATTCGTGAAAGGCAGACAGAGAAAAGCCCCAGTTAACATTCGGCGTCTTGCAGGACGCTTAACATTAAACTGAGGCCACATCTATGCTCTACACACGTAGATTAGCCTCTTACGGACCGAAAGGTCAAGGAGAAGCAGGCTATGAAGCAGCAAAAGGCGATGTTAATCGCCCTGATCGTCATCTGTATCACCGTTGTAATGGCGGTGCTGGTAACGAGGAAAGACCTCTGCGAGGTACGCATCCGAACCGGCCAGACGGAGGTCGCTGTCTTCACGGCTTACGAATCTGAGGAGTAAGAGACCCGGCGGGGAGAAATCCCCGCCACCTCTGATGTGTCAGGTATCCTCAATGCACCCACATTCAACCCGCTCCGGCGGGTTTTTTAATGTCCGGGAAATGAGCATGTCAAAAAATAACCAGTTATAAGATTATAAATAGAACACAGAGAAAATGTCATTGCATGTGGTCAAAAAGCAGTCATATTCATTAATTATGTTAATTAATAGTCTCCTATATATTCATGATGAGAATGAAGATGCTTTAAAAATGCTCAAGTTCGTTATCTATGGAGACACCGTGAAAAATTTAAATAAAACATTTACTTGTAAATATGCTGTTATTCGCCGTGATGACATGACAGTAATTGCTGAAATGGATTTTTTTCCTGACTGCAACAGGTCATTGATGTATCGGGATGGCCGTTATGTCCGGTTTCTACCGTTGTTGCAAAATGACATCATGGGGAGCGATACCCTGATTAATGAGCTAACTATCAGGGCCGGTTATCATGAATAATCATCCTTTGTTATACTCGTCAGCGGGCTGAACTCCCAATCTACTGCGCCACCGGAGAGAACGATGGCGCATTTACAACTGGTCAAGCAAACCTCATCAGGGCTTCTGCTCCCGGCGACGCCGGAGAGTGGGGATTTCCTGCGCTCAGTAAAAATTGGTGAGTGGATACACGCCGATTTTAAGCGTGTCCGCAACTACGCCTTTCATAAACGATTTTTTAAACTCCTTCAGCTTGGTTTCGACTACTGGACACCAACGGGCGGCACGGTCACATCGCGGGAACAGAAACTTATCTCCGGGTTCGTTAATTTTCTTTGCGACTCCGCAGGCCAGGAATATACCCCGGCCCTTAACGAGGCGGCGGAACAGTACCTCCATAACGTAGCCACCCTGCGAACCGGGGACGTCGCCCTTCTTAAATCTTTTGATGCCTTCCGGGAATGGGTAACCGTTCAGGCCGGGTTTTATACCGAGCATTTTTATCCGGATGGCAGCCGCGGGCGCCGGGCGAAATCCATAGCATTCGCCAGTATGGACGAAACCGAGTTTCAACAGGTCTATAAGGCTGTGCTGAACGTCCTGTGGAACTGGATTCTGTTTCGTAAATTTTCCTCTCCGGAAGAAGTTGAAAACGTGGCCGCGCATCTGCTGGAGTTCGCATGAAAATGACATGGTTTCAGCATCCGGTGTGTACCACCGAAGAGGCGGATGAACTGGTGAAGTAGTACCGGCGCAGGGGGGGTAAAGACGAAGCGCAGTCTGAACCATGACTGCATTCACTGGACGGTAAGCGCCCTGTTACCGGAGTTCGATCATGTGCCAGAACGGAGGCGTAAATGCTCTTATCTGAAATAAAAACTTACCGCAGTAAAAAATGGCTGGCAGCCGTCGGGCAGATTGAACAGTGCGTGTTGTGCGGGCGGTGGGGAACGCAGGTTGCACATCGCAATGAATTAAAGGGCATGGGAATGAAAACGGATGACTGCGCCACGGCGGCTATTTGTCAGGAATGCCATCATGAAATCGATAACGGCAGTCACCTGAGCAGGGAAGAGCGCCGGTGTCTGATGAACAGGGCGATCGTACTGACAGTGATTAAACTGGCACGTTGTGGGCTGATAACTCCGGCAACTATTAAGGGGTAAGGGGCGATAATGCGGGATATACATAAGATTCTTGAACTATGGGGTGCATGGGTAGCCAATAATCATGAAGATGTGGTCTGGTCACATATCGCCGCAGGCTTTAAAGGGCTTATTCCATCGAAAGTTAAATTCCGTCCGCAATGCTGTGATGATGATGCGATGATCATTTGTGGATGTATGGCCCGCCTGAACAAAAATAACAGCGACCTGCATGATTTGCTTATAGACTATTATGTGATGGGAATGACGTTCATGATGCTGGCGCGAAAGCATGGATGCTCTGATTGTCGGATAGGTCGATTGCTTCAGAAAGCCGAAGGGATAATTGATGGTATGCTGATGATGCTTGATATCAGGCTGGAAATGGAATAAATCCGAACTCTGATGCCCAGGGTAGACTGGAAGTGCGGACATCACTTCCGGGCGTCTGACTACTGAAAAAACAGTATGTCCAGAATGTCTACAGGTCAGGATGAAGTATTTCTATCCTTCCTCTGGAGAAGACGACTCCTCCTTAACCTGCGCTGAACGTAGCGCTTCACCTGACTCAAAATGCCGGTAGTCTGGTCCGTAATCAAACCACAGTTCTTCCCCGGCGCTGATGTCGCGTGTGGTGACGTAAAAGTTGATATTCTTCCCGACAAGCACCGTGCTGACGTTCTGTCTTGCTTCTGTCTCCGCTGTCCGGTGGGTAAATACCGGACTGTTAATCAGGCTGAGGATATTTCCTTCCGGCCAGGCGGACACCAGGCGTTCCTGGCTTCGTGTGGCAAAATAATAATTACCGGCTTCCCTGCCATACTCTTTTTCATATTCACACCGTACCTTTTCGCTGTCCAGCAGGCGGCCGGAGTAGGGGCCCAGTACGGTAAACGCCGCCAGATTGGTTCGCGCGTAGACTGTACGCCCCCTGTAACCGTCGCTGTCATCAAGGGGAATAGCGACGGACATCATGGCATTCATTCGCGCATCATGCTTTCCTTCATTTTGCAGAAACCAGCGAATATCCTGATTAATTCTGGCTTTGGTCTGCCGGGATAACAGGTTAAAAAGAGGCCCCCACCGTGTAACCTGCAGGGTTTCAATCCTGCCTTCCGCCTGGGCCATAACCGATATTGTCGGGTCACGCCAGTGTTGCAGAATGGGCAGGTTATTGTTTATCTGGTGTGTTCGCCAGGTAACGTCATCTTCCTCTTCCTTAATCTGTTTTGCCGGCGGGGCGGAGGTATCCTCTTTAGTCGAGGGAAGCGACCGTTTTTCCCCGCTGCGCTCCGGGGGTGTACTCATGCTGACGGCTATCTTATCGCCTGTGGTTGTTGCTGCGGATGTTGATGCCTGTGGGCTGTCACTCGTGACGGTTGAGGACGGCGACGGACATGATGTGCCTCTGAATGGCATCTCAATGTCGGTCGGTGCCAGATACTTTCTTGCGCTTCTGTAAGATATCCCCTGAGCCTGCGCCCATGTGGCCCATCCACCTGATGTCCGGCGTTCCTCCTGTGACATGTTCAACCATGCCAGAAGTTGCGCCTCTGTTATGGGGGAGCCCCTCTCCCCGGGAGGTTGCAGTCGTACCACTCCCCGGGGCTTCAGTCCTGTGTTTGTCAGATAGGCACTTGCACTACTAATGTCTATGCCCTGTGCCTGTGCCCACGTCATCCAGCCGCCAGCTATGTGTTTCTCCTTCTGCGGCAGGTCCCGCCACGTCCGAATCTGCTGATTTGTAATAGAGGTACCTCTTACCCCGGGCGGTTTCAGGCGCTCTGTACCAAAGGGGGTCAGCCCGCTGTTGGTCAGAAAGGCTCCGGCACTGTCGATGGTTATCCCCTGAGCCTGTGCCCACGTCATCCACCCGCCTGCCTCGCGTTTCGCTTCCTGTGGCAGGTGCTGCCACGCTCGAATCTGCTGATTTGTAATAGGGGTACCTCTTTCTCCTGGTTGTTTCAGGCGATTTGTACCAAAGGGGGTCAGCCCGGTGCTTGTCAGAAATTTTCCGGCACTTGCGATGGATATTCCCTGCGCTTGTACCCACTTTATCCAGCCGCCTGCCTCGCGTTTCACTTCCTGTGGCAGGTCCCTCCATGTCTGAATCTGTGCATTTGTGATGGAGGAACCCTTCTCTCCTGGCGGCTGCAGCCGTTCCACTCCGAGGGAGGTCAGCCCTGCATTTGTCAGATATTGTTTAGTACTACTGATGGATATTCCCTGTGCTTGTACCCACTTTATCCAGCCGCCGGCCTCTCGTTTCGCCTCCGGTGACAGGTCCCGCCATGCCTGAATCTGTGCATTTGTGATGGAGGAACCCTTCTCTCCTGGCGGCTGCAGCCGCTCCACTCCGCGGGAGGTCAGCCCTGTATTTGTCAGATATTGTTTAGCACAACTGATGGAGATCCCCTGAGGCTGCGCCCATGTTTTCCAGCCGCCGGCCTCTCGTTTCGCCTCCGGTGACAGGTCCCGCCATGCCTGAATCTGAGTATTTGTAATGCGGCTTCCTTTTCGGCTTGCTCCGGTGCTCTCTTCTGCGGTGGTCGCTGCCGGGTTACCAGCGCTAAGCGGCAATACTGTGCAGTCAGCCGTCTCTTCCTGAGATTGTGTCATATGCCATTCCTGGTCGCTCAGGTGAAGTGTGACGGGGGGGAAGTCGCTGTTTTTACCGGAGGCAATCATGCAGATGGTTTCACCGGTACCGAGTATTCGCTCTGTGGTGAAATTATCCTGGCGTCCCGGAGAGGCCAGTGCTTTCAGTTTTAAAAAGTTCTTCAACCTGTCGGAGGGAGTCATGGCTTCATCCGGCTGATAAAAAACGCGAAAGCACTGTGCGGCCTCATCCTGAACGGGCAGGGAGAACCAGTCTCTGATACTGTTCCACCTCTCGCTGACGTCGGGGGATGGTGCGCTGCTGCCTGTCGGTGGGCGAAAGTGGATAACAGCTCCGATACCCCGCATAGTACCTCCTGCTGATACATATCAGGTTTTAAGGTTAACAAAGGGACGATACCATCGCTCATTATTCTTTTCTTTTAAATTAAGACCATCAGGACTAACGTACCCCGACTCAGCCGGGTACCCAAAAAAGAAGGCACCAGGTCACGGTTTGAGGTTTTGCAGTTGCTATATCATTTAAAAATATTTTTATCCGTAATAAATAGTCAAATATTTACAATCGTAAAAAATTAAATATGCTGTTAAGAGTGATTATTTCGTCATAGTGTTTAAACCAGAAGCTAAGCGGGATTGTTACTTCTTTTTCCGGGAAACTTTTACAGGATAATTATACTGTTCTTTCAAAGTGAGGGAGGACGTATGAAAGAAGGCTACTACTGGATTCAGCATGTAGGTGTTGTACAGGTGGCGTATTACACGAATGACACTGTAGATGACCTGGAGTCAGGGCAGGTTATCGTAGGTGTATGGCATCTGACAAGAGGCGATGATATCTGCCATAACGGTGAAGCAGAAGTACTGTCGGGGCCGTTACAACCACCAGCTTAGATATAGAACGCGCTGGCAGCGCCTGGAAGACGGCTTGAAATATTAGCTGCGTAAATCATACCCCTGATTTTCTGTATACCACTGCCGCGTAGCGGGGATCGGCTCCCGCACCCATCATAAGGCTGCGCTATTGCGTGGCCTTTTTTATTTCCACTTACCCGACATCCGGGTAGTCCATTTCCCGGACAGGGGAAGTTATGACAATGGATAAACATACAACATGGCTGGCCTACATCTGGGCATTAATCAGCGGCATATGCGCCCAGTGGACGTTAAACGACTATGGTGCGCTGATAGGTATCGTTCTGGGTATTGGTACGTTTCTGGTTAATAAGCATTACAAAAAGAAATCAGAGCAGGCTCAGGCAAGGCAGGCTGCCGCGATGGAGGAGCGTAACAGGCTAATCGCCCGGATTCTGGAAAAAAACGACCATGACAGCACGTTAAAAATGCTGGCGGTATCTGAAATGCCGGAGGGCAATGATGGCGTTAAGGACAAAAGTTAAATACGGTCTTTCCGCCGCTATGCTGGCACTGATTGCCGCCGGTGCCAGCGCACCGCAGCTACTCGACCAGTTTTTACAGGAGCGGGAAGGAAATACGCTGGTGGCCGTTCGTGATAACGGCGGCGTCTGGTCAGTATGCCGTGGCGTGACCCGTATCGATGGTAAACCCGTTGTGAAAGGTCTGCGACTGACACAAAGCCAGTGCGACCATTACAACGCCATCGAGCGGGATAAGGCGCTGGCGTGGGTCAATAAAAATATCCATGTTCCACTGACCGGGCCGCAGAAAGTGGGGATCGCCAGTTTCTGCCCGTACAACATTGGGCCGGGTAAATGTCTGCCTTCCTCGTTCTACAGAAAGCTGAACGCAGGAGATCGTAAGGGAGCGTGTGCAGAAATCCGCCGTTGGGTATATGACGGCGGCAAAGACTGCCACAACAGGGAAAATCAGTGTTACGGCCAGGTGATACGACGCGACCAGGAATCGGCGCTGGCGTGCTGGGGGATTGAACAATAAATTGTTGTCAGCGGAATAATTCACCAAAAAATGACATGGCGCCACAGGGGCGGATAACACAAAATCTGCCGATTTCTGATTTACGAAGGATATAAAAGCGAAAACCCCGATTGCTGCAAACAGTCGGGGTTTTCTGTTTCTGCACCTTGATGAAGGCAAGGGAGAACCTGTGATTGATATTAGCAAACTGATTAGGGAGTTGCGACTAATGATTGAGCAATTACCAAACTGGAAATTTATCCTGATCTGGCTGGTACTGTTTGTCGCTGCTATTGGCTATCTTGTAGGGCAAATCCGTTGGTGGTGACATGAACCGCATAACTACTGGCGTAATAGTCTCATTGCTTATATTGGCAGCCGCGCTGGGCTGGACTACCAGTCACTATCACGGTAACGCCGTGAAGTACAAAGACCAGCGTGATACCGTTACTCACAACCTGAAGATGGCTAACGAGACTATCAGCGATATGCAAACGCGCCAGCGTGACGTTGCCGCCCTCGATGCAAAATACACAAAGGAACTAGCTGATGCACAAAACAGGAATACTGATTTGCAGCGCCGCCTTGTTGCTGGTAGCCGGGTGCGTGTCGAAGGAAGCTGTACAGTGCCAACCACAACCAAAACCGCCAGTACCCGCCGCGTGGGCAATGCTGCCACCGTCGAACTCTCTCCAGTTGCTGGACAAAACGTTCTCGATATCCGCGCCGGAATCATCAGCGATCAGGAAAAACTGAAGTATTTGCAGGAGTACATCCGGACGCAGTGCAAATAAAAAATTCCCGCAGGACGGTTACGGTTCCGGCCTGCAGGGTGTCATAAAGAGCACAAAATGTCTTATAAGGGGATATACGGACATATGTCGCATACTATGGTACTGAAGAAAAAGACCTCATGTATCAACGCAGCGTAACCAGACGCTAAAAACTGGTACACCTCATGAAATACCCAGTGGCTGAAAAGCTTGGTGTTGGAGCGAATCCCCTGACCAGGCTGGCATTTATTTTATCTGAATATTGACGCTGTATTTTTTCGCTTTGTTTTTACGGGCTTCATTACGTGTCTGAAGTACTCTCAGTTCGTATTTTCCGGACGCCGGTAGCGTGTACTGGCCATTGTCATCCAGTTCAGATGAATATCTGGACAGGTCAACGGAATCGCTAATTCCTGGCCCGAACAGGTAGGTATCTGCGCCTTCATTCGAAATACTTACATGTACTTTCTGCCCCTTTCTGGCCTGGAAGTTATATGTATCGTAATCGTATCCCTTTATTACGCCGGAATAGCGGGCGCTATTTTGTCCTTTATCGAATTCGACATTCACGTTTTTACCAGTCGCAAAGCCAGCTGAGGTTAGCAGTGCAAAAAGAAAAACAGTTTTAGCGATACTCTTGAATTTCATATGTAAGACCCTCAGTCAGCGTTAAAATGATTAATTGTTATATTATAACAATAACTGTTCGGTTTTTTCCAGGGTCCTTTCCGAGAACTCTGCCTGTTACGGGGCGGCAGCGTCGCAGGATTTCACTCCTTATGAAAATTTTCAGGGAAAAGCCAGATCCGTTCTTCTTATCGTTTATTGCCTGTTTTTAAAGGTTTTTTTAGAAAAAAGAAAGGATCTGCTGGATAACGTTTTTAGTTAAAAACGAAGATCGCAGATCCTTTCCTGTTTCCGGGAGACTTTTCCATGAACGTGAACAAAAAAAAACTGGCTGAAATTTTTGGTTGTGACGTCAGAACTGTCACAGCCTGGCAAAGCCAGGGGCTGCCACTTGTTTCCGGAGGAGGAAAAGGTAACGAAGCAGTGTTCGACACCGCGGCAGCGATTTCATGGTACGCGGAGCGTGATGCGTCTATTGAAAATGAAAAGCTGCGTAAAGAGGTTGATGATTTACGTGCCGCTGCGGAATCAGATCTTAATCCCGGCACCATCGACTATGAGCGCTACCGCCTGACAAAAGCCCAGGCGGATGCGCAGGAACTTAAAAATGCTGAGCGCGAAGGGCTGGTTCTTGAGACCGAACTGTTCACCTACATCCTGCAACGGGTGGCTCAGGAAATAGCAGGGATACTGTCAAGGATACCGCTGGTATTACAGCGCAAATATCCTGATCTGTGCCAGTCGCACATCGATGTGGTCAGAACGGAAATCGCCAGGGCGTCAGGCAGGGCCGCCACGATAGCGGATGTGGAGAAGTGGACCGATGATTTCCGGAGAGCGCAGGGCGAATAATGCCAACAGAGCCATAACTAACGGGCTGATAGCGCTTCATATTCCCGTACCGCTTACCACCGTGCAGTGGGCTGATGAGTATTACTATCTGCCAAAAGAGTCCTCCTACACCCCCGGCAAATGGGAAACGCTGCCGTTTCAGGTAGCGATAATGAACGCGATGGGGTATGAACTGATCCGCGTTGTAAACCTCATTAAGTCTGCCCGCGTGGGCTATACCAAAATGTTGCTGGGGGTGGAAGGCTATTTCATAGAGCACAAGTCGCGCAACAGCCTGTTGTTCCAGCCGACCGACTCATCCGCTGAGGATTTTATGAAATCCCACGTGGAGCCGACTATCAGGGATGTTCCTGTATTGCTGGAGCTGGCCCCCTGGTTCGGGCGTAAACATCGTGATAATACGCTCACCCTGAAACGCTTTTCTTCCGGTGTAGGGTTCTGGTGCCTCGGTGGTGCAGCAGCCAAAAACTACCGTGAAAAATCGGTGGATGTGGTCTGCTATGACGAATTGTCATCTTTTGAGCCGGATGTCGAGAAAGAAGGTTCACCGACGCTGCTGGGGGATAAACGTATTGAAGGTTCTGTCTGGCCTAAATCCATTCGGGGCTCCACACCAAAAGTCAAAGGGTCATGCCAGATTGAAAAGGCGGCAAATGAATCGGCGCATTTTATGCGTTTTCATGTACCGTGTCCGCACTGTGGCGAAGAGCAGTACCTTAAATTCGGTGATGGCAGTACGCCGTTCGGTCTGAAATGGGAGAAAAGCAAGCCGGAGACGGTGTATTACCTTTGTGAACATAATGGATGCGTTATCCGTCAGTCGGAACTTGATCAGAAAGCGGGCCGCTGGATTTGCGATAACACAGGCATGTGGACACGCGATGGACTGGCTTATTTCAGCGCGTCCGGTGAGGAGGTTCCGCCGCCACGATCCATTACCTTTCATATCTGGACGGCTTACAGTCCCTTTACCACCTGGATACAGATTATTTATGACTGGCTGGATGCGCTGAAAGATCCAAATGGTGTGAAAACCTTTATAAACACCACTTTGGGCGAGCCTTATGAAGAGGCGGTGGCCGAAAAACTCAGCCATGAGCTTTTGCTGGAAAAAGTGATTCATTATGCGGCGCCGGTTCCGGAACGGGTGGTGTATCTGACCGCTGGTATCGACTCCCAGCGTAACCGTTATGAAATGTATGTCTGGGGCTGGGCGCCGGGCGAAGAGGCTTTCCTTATTGATAAGCAAATTATCATGGGACGGCATGATGATGAAGATACCCTGCAGCGTGTGGATGCCGTCATTAATAAAAAATATCGTCATGCTGACGGGACGGATATTTCCATTTCCCGTATCTGCTGGGATATCGGCGGTATCGATGCAGAAATCGTCTATAAACGCTCAAAAAAACACGGCATTTTCCGCGTGCTGCCTGTCAAAGGGGCCTCCGTTTACGGAAAACCCGTTATTACCATGCCTAAAAAACGCAACCAGCGCGGGGTATTCCTGTGCGAAATCGGTACTGATACTGCCAAAGAAATGCTTTACGCCAGAATGGGGGCGGTTACTGCGCCTGCCGACGAAGCCACGCCTTATGCGATCCGCTTTCCGGATAATCCGGATGTTTTTACGGAGGTGGAAGCGAAGCAACTGGTAGCCGAAGAGCTGGTGGAGAAACTGGTTAACGGAAAATTCCGGCTGTTATGGGATGCCAAAGGACGTCGTAACGAAGCGCTGGATTGTCTTGTCTATGCCAGTGCAGCGTTACGGGTGTCTGTGCAGCGCTGGCAACTGGATCTGGAGGCGCTGGCGACATCAAGGAAAAGCGAAGAGCAGGATACCCCGACACTTGAACAACTGGCCGCAATGCTGGCAGGAGGAGTTAATGGCAACAATCACTGAGCTACAGGAAGCCCGCGTCGCGCTGCATGACCTGATGACGGGAAAACGGGTGGCGACGGTTCAGAAAGACGGGCGACGGGTTGAATTTACCGCGACATCGGTGGGGGATCTGAAAAAATATGTCGCGGAACTTGAGGCGTCACTGTGCAATGGTCGCCGCCGGGCACCTGTGGGGGTGAGACTGTGAAGCGCACCCCGGTTCTGGTGGATGTTCACGGCACGCCGCTGCGGGAAAGTCTGGGATACACCGGCGGGGGGATCGGTTTCGGCGGACAGATGGCTGACTGGATGCCCCCGGCAGAAAGCGTGGATGTCGCGCTGCTGCCTTCGTTGCGCCTCGGCAATGCGCGGGCTGATGATCTGGTCCGTAATAATGGTATTGCAGCAAATGCGGTGGCGCTGCACAAGGATCATATTGTCGGACACCTGTTTCTTATCAGCTATCGTCCAAACTGGCGCTATCTTGGTATGCGTGAGAGCGCAGCGAAGAGTTTTGTGGATGAGGTTGAAGCTGCATGGACAGAGTATTGCGATGGTATTTTTGGCGAAATGGATGCCGAGGGGAAGCGGACTTTTACGGAATTCATCCGTGAAGGCGTGGGCGTTCACGCCTTTAATGGTGAAATTTTTCTCCAGCCTGTCTGGGACGCTGAAACCACGCAGGTTTTCCGTACCCGGTTCAAGGCTGTCAGTCCGAAACGGGTGGACACACCGGGGTATGCCCGCGGAAACCGCCAGCTTCGGGCAGGAGTGGAAACGGACCGGAATGGAAAAGCCCTCGCCTATCATGTCTGTGATGACGACTGGCCGGTGGCTGGTGGGGAGCGCTGGACCCGTATTCCTCGTTTTCTGCCGTCCGGACGACCCGCGATGTTACATATTTTCGAGCCGGTTGAGGACGGACAGACGCGCGGTGCCAATCAGTTTTACAGTGTGATGGAGCGGCTGAAGATGCTTGATACCCTGCAGGCAACGCAGCTTCAGTCCGCGATTGTCAAAGCCATGTACGCCGCCACGATCGAAAGTGAACTCGATTCCGAGAAAGCCTTTGAATACATCACGGCGGCAGATAACAAAGATACGCCCCTTGTTAACATGCTGGCAAATTATGCCCGCTATTACAGTACCAACAGTATCAAACTGGGCGGTGTAAAAATTCCCCACCTGTACCCGGGTGATGAGCTGAATCTGCAGACTGCGCAGGATTCCGATAATGGCTTTTCAGCGCTGGAGCAGGCGCTGCTCCGGTATATTGCCGCCGGGCTGGGGGTCTCTTATGAGCAGCTTTCGCGTGATTATTCTCAGGTCAGCTATTCCAGCGCCCGCGCATCTGCCAATGAGTCCTGGCGCTATTTCCTGGGGCGGCGCCGGTTTATTGCCGGACGGCTGGCGACACAAATGTTTTCCTGCTGGCTGGAGGAGGCGCTGATACGGGGAGTTATCCGGGCACCCCGGGCCAGGTTTTCCTTCTGGGAGGCCCGATCCAGCTGGAGCCGTTCGGAGTGGATTGGTGCCGGACGTATGGCGATTGACGGACTCAAGGAGGTTCAGGAAGCCGTGATGCGTATTGAGGCCGGGCTGAGTACCTATGAAAAAGAACTCGCCATTATGGGCGAGGATTACCAGGAGATATTCCGCCAGCAGGTCAGGGAATCCGAAGAACGGCGGGCAGCCGGACTTTCGCGTCCGGTATGGATCACCGATACCTATCAACAACAGATCGCGGCGAGCCGTCAGACGGAGGAGGAAAAGCGTGCAACGTAATCTCCCGCACATCATCAGCCAGGCAACCAGTGCTCCGTTGCTGCTTGAACCCGCCTATGCGCGGGTTTTCTTTTGCGCGCTGGGCAGGGAGTCAGGCATTAACAGCCTGCACATTCCCGGTAATAACGAAAGTCTGGATCAGTCGGATATGGCACTGGTCACAGGCGATTTTATAGCGACCGGAAAGCCGCAGGCACGTTTTTATCAGGTAGTGAACGGTATTGCGGTATTACCCGTGACCGGAACACTGGTTCATAAACTCGGCGGAATGCGTCCCTTTTCAGGGATGACCGGCTATGACGGTATCACTGCCCGGCTACAACAGGCGGCTTCAGATCCGGAGGTAAAAGGCATTCTGCTGGATATTGACAGTCCCGGCGGTCAGGCTGCCGGGGCGTTTGACTGTGCTGACATGATTTACCGGATGCGCGAACAGAAACCTGTCTGGGCACTGGCAAATGAAACAGCCTGTTCGGCGGCCATGTTGCTGGCGGCAGCCTGTTCGCACCGTCTTGTGACCCAGACGTCCAGAATGGGATCAATTGGTGTGGTGATGGCGCATACCAGCTACGCCGAAAAACTGAAACAGGAAGGGATCGATATCACCCTTATCTATTCTGGCGCACACAAGGCTGATCTGACGCCCAGCCAGAAATTACCGGAAAGCGTCTATGCCGACTACCAGCAGCGAATGGACGAGGCCAGAAAGATGTTTGCAGAAAAAGTGGCCCGGTACACGGGGTTGTCTGTCGATGCGGTAATGGCGACGGAGGCGGCAGTGTATGACGGGCAGGCCATTATCACTACCGGACTGGCAGATGGAATGGTGAATGCTGCTGACGCCATCGGCGTGATGGCAGAAGCTATCAACAGTAACAAGACAGGAGGCACTATGCCTGAATTAAGTGCAGCTGACGCTGTCACGCAGGAAAATCAGCGCGTAATGGGAATTTTGGGTTGCCCGGAGGCCAGGGGGCATGAGGCACTGGCACAGATGCTGGCCGGGCAGCCGGGAATGAGCGTTGCTCAGGCGAAGTCTATTCTGGCTGCCGCCGCGCCGGCGGATACGACCAGCACCGCTGACCGTATCCTTGCCCTGGAAGAAGCTGGTGGTCGGGAAACACTCGCACAGACACTGGCGGCCATGCCGGAGATGACGGTGGAACAGGCCAGAACCATTCTGGCAGCATCGCCGATCGCTGCGGCAACGTCACTTCATGATGCCGTGATGGCGCTTGATGAGGCGAAAGGCCGTGAAGAGTTGGCGGAAAAACTGGCTGTCATGCCTGGTATGACCACAGATCAGGCCCGTGACCTGCTGGCTGCCGCGCCGGACAAATCCGGTAATGCGGGGCTGAACATGAACAACGCATTTGATGCTTTCATGCAGTCTCATTCCCCGGGCCCCATATCCGGCGGCAAAGGCCACAGTAATGATACCGAAACGACGTTGTTGATGAGTATTCCCGGTACTTCAGCCACCTGATAAGGAGACAGCATGTCATTTACCACCACTATTGAGAAACGTGCGGATAACCGCATTTTCGCCGGTAACGATCCGGCACATACCGCAACGGGAGTCAGCGGGATAACGGCGGCCACACCGATGCTGACGCCCCTGATGCTGGATGATACCACCGGGAAACTGGTGGCCTGGGACGGGCAGAAGGCCGGAACAGCGGTCGGGGTTCTGGCTCTTGCGCTGGACGGGTCGGAAAACCTGCTGACGTACTGGAAGAGCGGCACCTTTGCCACAGAATCACTGGCATGGCCGAAGAGTGTGGATGCCATTAAGCAGGCAAATGCATTCGCCGGAAGCGCCGTCAGTCACGCCGCTTTACCGTAATAAGAAGGCCGCGAAGCGGCCTTTATCGTATTTAACGTCCGGAGGACACCATTTATGGGATTGTTTACCACCCGCCAGTTGCTGGGTTATACCGAGCAGAAAGTTAAATTTAACCCACTCTTCCTGAGCCTGTTTTTTCGCCGTACTGTGACATTTCCTACCCAGGAAGTCATGCTGGACAAAATTACCGGAAAAACACCGATTGCCGCTTATGTATCTCCGGTGGTTGGAGGGAAGGTTCTGCGTAACCGCGGCGGGGAAACGCGCGTACTGCGTCCGGGGTATGTCAAACCGAAGCATGAAGTTAACTATGCGCAGGTTGTTGAGCGTCTGCCGGGTGAAGACCCGGCCAGGCTTAACGATCCGGCCTACCGTCGTCTGCGCATTCTGACCGATAACCTGAAGCAGGAAGAGAAGGCCATCGTCCAGGTGGAGGAGATGCAGGCCGTCAGTGCGGTGCTGAACGGGAAATACACCATGCAGGGCGAGCAGTTTGACACCGTGGAGGTGGATTTTGGTCGCTCCGCCGGAAATAACATTATTCAGGCCACAGATAAAAAATGGTCAGAGCAGGACAGAGAAACCTTTGACCCGACTTATGATCTGGATATGTACTGCGACCAGGCATCCGGTCTGATCAATATTGCCGTCATGGACGGGAAAGTCTGGCGTCTGCTGAACGGCTTTAAGCTGTTCCGTGAAAAACTGGATACACGCCGCGGTTCAAATTCTCAGCTGGAAACGGCGGTGAAGGACCTTGGGGCTGTGGTGTCGTTCAAGGGGTATTACGGAGATTTGGCCATTGTGGTGGCTAAAACATCCTATGTTGCTGATAACGGGACCGAAAAGCGTTACCTGCCTGAAGGGACTCTGGTTCTGGGAAATACGGCGGCAGAAGGTATCCGCTGCTATGGTGCCATTCAGGATTCACAGGCGCTCGCGGAGGGTATTGTTGCCGCCACCCGTTATCCCAAACACTGGCTGACGGTGGGGGACCCAGCGAATGAATATACCATGACGCAGTCTGCGCCGCTGATGGTCCTGCCGGACCCGGATGAGTTTGTCATTGTCACCGTCGGTTAAGCATCCCAAAAGGCCTGATTCAGGCCTTTATTGTTACAAATTGCGGGAGAATCTTTTATGGCAACAAAAGAAGAGAATATACAGCGTCTGCGGGAGCTTGCGACGCGGCTTGGACGTGATCCGGATGTGTCCGGGAGCGCCGCTGAACTCAGCCAGCGTGTCATGGAATGGGAAGAGGAAGCGGAGGCGGAGCGTTTGTCTGTTGTGGAAAATGACAGTGATGAACCCATAGTGCCGTCCGGGATCGGGCAAAGATCCGAACGGGTACTTATCAGGGCGCTTCGTACACTACACATCTGCGCCATCGATCCGGACAGTAACCGGGAACTGGATATAGTTATGGCAGGGAACTCGGCGCGTATTTCGCAACACGATGTGGACGAGCTGATTGCTGCAGGACTTATTATTGAACTGTAAGGGTGGCGATATGTCGCAGTCCGAAAACCTGTTCGATACCGCGATTTCTCAGGCTGATGATGCCATCCTCCAGGTGATGGGAACGGTAGCAACAATAACCTCCGGCGTTCTGGCAGGGGCCACGCTTACGGGCGTATTTGACGATCCTGAAAGTGTGTCGTATGCCGCCGGAGGTGTCCGGATTGAGGGGGACAAGCCCACATTTTTTGTCAAATCATCCCTGACAGTCCATCTGAAGCGCCCGGACACACTAACCATTCTCGGTAACACCTTCTGGGTGGATCGCATCACTCCGGCTGGTGGAGACAGCAGTATTATTCTGCTGGGCAGGGGGACGCCGCCGACGGATAACCGGCGCAGGACGGGAGGAATGTATGAAAGGGCTTGAAAATGCGATCCGGAATCTGAATAGCCTTGACCGACAGATGGTTCCCCGGGCCAGTATCTGGGCTGTGAATCGCGTGGCGCAGAAAGCTGTTTCAGTGGCAACCCGTAAGGTGGCGCGGGAGACTGTCGCCGGAGATAACCAGGTAAGAGGGCTTCCGCTGAAGCTGGTTCGCCAGAGGGTGAGGTTATTTAAAGCCGGTACAGACGGTAAACGCTCTGCCCGGATACGGATTAACCGGGGAAACCTTCCCGCCATAAAGTTGGGCGCTGCACAGGTCAGGATGAGCAAACGGAGGGGCAAACTGCTGTATCGTGGAAGTGTGCTGAAAATCGGGCCATATCTGTTCCGGGATGCCTTTATTCAGCAACTGGCTAACGGACGCTGGCATGTTATGCGACGCGTTAACGGGAAAAACCGTTATCCAATCGATGTAGTGAAAATTCCTCTTTCCGGACCATTGACTCAGGCATTCGAAAGCGCCACACAAAGCATGATTGACGAGGAAATGCCGAAGCAACTGGGGTATGCCCTGAAACAACAACTGAGGCTTTATCTTTCACGATGAGCAAACACACATTAATCCGCCGGGCCGTTCTGGAAAAGCTGGAATCCGTGACCGGCGCACCTGTCACTCTTTTTGATGGACTTCCTGCTTTCGTAGAACAGGAAGATTTACCCGCAATAGCTGTCTGGCTGACAGACGCACAGTATACAGGCCTTATGACCGATGAGGATGACTGGCAAGCCACTCTCCATACGGCAGTTTTTCTGAGGGCTCAGGCTCCTGATACAGAGCTTGATATCTGGATGGAAGAAAAAATCTTTCCTGCGCTGGAAGAGGTTAGTGGTCTGGAGCGCCTTATCGATACCATGACCCCGCTGGGTTATGACTACCAGCGTGACAGCGAAATGGCAACGTGGGGGATGGCAGAAATTACTTACCGGATCACCTATACCAACTGAGGAGGATATGATGGGAACACCAAACCCACTGGTAAAAACGAAAGGCGCCGGAACCACATTCTGGCTGTATACCGGCAGCGGCGATGCGTTTAAAAATCCACTGGCTGACGATGACTGGCTGCGACTGGCAGGTATTAAGGATCTGCAGCCCGGAGAAATGAGTGCAGATGCGGAAGACGATGACTATCTTGATGATGAAAATGCCGACTGGAAAAGCACTACGCAGGGGCAGAAAAGCGTCGGTGACACCACGGCCACGCTGGCCTGGAAACCCGGTGAGACAGGACAGAAAAAACTGGTTGAGCTGTTTGACACCGGCGAAGTTCGCGCCTTCCGTATCAGGTATCCTAACGGGACGGTTGATGTGTTCCGCGGCTGGCTGAGTTCACTGGGTAAAACCGTGACGTCCAAAGAGGTGATGACACGCAGTGTAAAAATCACCGGCGTCGGGCGTCCTTCTCTTGCGGAGGAGGATACACCTGACGTAGTCAGCGTATCCGGTGTGACCGTTGCGCCGGCCAGTGCTACGGTGGCTGTCGGAGCCACCACCACGCTGACATTTACGGTAAAACCTGATAACGCGTCAGATAAAACGCTGCAGGTTGCGACCGCCGATCCGCTGATCGCCACCGTCACGCTGAAGGATAATGTGGCCACGGTTAAAGGCGTGAAGGCGGGCAGCGTGAATATTGTTGGCATCAGCAGTGACGGAAGTCTTGTCGCGGTGGCAGCAGTGACAGTGACGGCGTCATAACCCTCTCTTATCAGTCCGCCCCGGTTCCGGGGCTTCTATGGAAAATCATCATGTTTCTCAATACAGACACCTTTAACTACGGTGGGCATTCCATCGTGCTCAGTGAGCTTTCTGCCCTGCAACGTGTGGATTATCTGAAGTTTATTCAGCAGCGGACGGCAGACTATGACGCACAGCCTGAAACCCTGACGGAAGCAGAGCGTCAGACAGAATTTATGCAGATGGGGGTGGATATTAATGCATGGCTGGTATCCCGCTCCCTGTGTGAAAGCAAAAAAGAGGAGGAGGCCCGCGCCCTGTATGAGTCCGTCAGACTGGAATGGTCTTATGAGGCGCTGGGACGTGGCGCTGATATGGTTCTGTCCCTGAGTGGTATGCGTCTTCCGGCATCGCAGGAAGACGACAGCGGGAGTGAAAAGGACACGACCACGCCGGAAAAGTCCTGAACCGGGAGCTGGCGTTTGTGATGCGGCTCGCGCGTGAGTTCCGGCGACCAGACTGGCGGCGGATGCTGGCGGAAATGAGTGCGACAGAGCTGGGTGAGTGGGCGGAGCATTTCGGGAAGAACAGCTTCAGTGACATGTTGCTGGATGCGGAGTTTGCAACGCTGAAATCGCTGATTTCCGGACTGGTTACAGGCACGCATCACGATGCAGAAATGTTCAGCCTGATCACTGATCCTGAGTCGTTGCACGAAAAAACGGATGATGAACTGATGATCCTGGGCGAAGGTATTACCGGAGGTGTCCGCTATGGACCAGATAGCGAACCTGGTCATTGATTTAAGTATCGACAGCGCAGAGTTCCGAAACGAAGTTCCGCGCATTAAAAAATTGCTGAACGATGCGGCTGGTGACTCAGAACGTTCAGCGGCCCGGATGCAGCGTTTTCTGGATAAGCAGACGGAGGCGACGCGCCGGACGTCCGCCAGTCTGGAGCAAGTGACTGCCTGCAGTACCGCGTACAGTTCCTCTGTGGAGAAAAGCGCAGCGGCCAGTACGCGTCTGGCGGCGGATGTGGATCAGACGCGACAGCGGGTGGAGGCACTGGGAAGGAAACTGCGTGAGGAACAGGCGCAGTCAGCGGCTGTGGCGGCAGCACAGGACAGGACAAGTGCTGCTTTTTACCGCCAGATTGACAGTGTAAAACAGTTAAGCGGTGGTCTGCAGGAGCTGCAGCGTATCCAGGCGCAGGTACGACAGGCGAAAGGACGCGGAGATATCTCACAGGGCGATTATCTGGCGCTGGTGTCTGAAACCGCCAGGAAGACCCGTGAGCTTACCGATGCCGAAGCGCTGGCCACGCAGAAAAAAGCACAGTTTATACGCCGCCTGAAAGAGCAGACGACGGTACAGGGCCTCTCCCGTACCGAGCTGCTGCGGGTGAAGGCGGCTGAACTGGGTGTCAGCAGCGCCGCAGATATTTATATCCGTAAACTGGAGCGTACCGGAACTGCCACCCATACGCTAGGACTGAAAAGCGCTGCTGCCCGTCGTGAACTGGGCGTGCTGGCTGGTGAGCTGGCCCGTGGGAATTTCGGGGCACTGCGGGGAAGTGGTATCACGCTCGCTAACCGCGCCGGGTGGATCGAGCAACTGATGTCTCCGAAGGGCATGATGCTCGGCGGGCTGGTTGGCGGTGTGGCTGCTGCTGTTTACGGGCTGGGTAAGGCCTACTATGAAGGAGCTAAAGAAAGCGAGGCGTTCAATAAACAGCTTATTCTGACCGGGAGTTATGCCGGAAAAACCACAGGCCAGCTTAATGCGATGGCGAAGTCGCTCGCCGGAAATGGCGTCACGCAGCACGACGCTGCAGGCGTGCTGGCACAGGTGGTCGGTAGCGGAGCGTTTACCGGGCAGGCAGTGGCAATGGTATCCCGTACCGCGACCAGAATGCAGGAAAACGTTGGACAATCAGTGGATGAAACCATCCGCCAGTTTAAACGCCTGCGGGATGATCCGGTGAATGCGGCGAAAGAACTGGACAGGACACTGCATTTTCTGACCGCCACCCAGCTTGAACAAATCAGGGTACTGGGCGAGCAGGGAAGAGTGGCTGATGCCGCGAAAATTGCCATGTCCGCGTATTCGGAAGAAATGAATAAGCGGATGGGGGACGTACACGACAATCTGGGCTGGATTGAAAGAGCATGGAATGCTGTCGGTGATGCGGCGAAGTGGGCATGGGATCGGATGCTGGATATCGGGCGGGAAGACACGCTCGATGAAAAGATCGCGACACTGCAGGAAAAAATCGCGCGCGCCAGAAAAACGCCCTGGACGGTGTCTTCCTTCCAGACTGAATACGATCAGCAGCAGCTGAACGAACTTCAGGAACAGAAACGCCAGAAGGACCTGCTGGATGCGAAGGCGCAGGCAGAGCGTAATTATCAGGAAACGCAGAAACGTCGGAACGAGCAGAACGCCGCGCTGAACCGGGATAATGAAACTGAATCCCTGCGGCACCAACGGGAGGTGGCGCGCATTACCGCCATGCAGTATGCCGATGCTGCTGTACGCAATGCCGCACTGGAGCGCGAAAATGAACGTCATAAAAAGGCGTTGTCACAACAGGCGAAAAAGCCAAAGACTTACCACAACGACGAGGCCAGGCGACTGCTTTTGCAGTACAGCCAGCAACAGGCGCAGACTGAAGGGCAGCTTGCCGCCGCGAAGCTTTCCACGACCGAAAAAATGACGGAAGCGCATAAGCAGCTTTTGTCATTTCAGCAGCGCATCGCTGATTTGTCCGGTAAAAAACTGACGGCGGATGAACAAAGCGTACTGGCACATAAGGATGAAATTGCGCTTGCGCTACAGAAGCTGGATATCTCACAACAGGATTTGCAACACCAGAATGCCCTTAATGAACTGAAGAAAAAGACGCTCACATTAACCAGCCAGCTCGCTGACGAAGAATCCCGCGTCAGGCAGCAGCACGCAACGGCGCTGGCCACAATGGGTATGGGCGATCAGCAACGAGGCCGGTACGAAGAGCGTCTGAAAATTCAGCAGCACTACCACGAACAACTGGAGCAGCTTAAACGCGACAGTAAGGCAAAAGGAACTTACGGTTCTGATGAATACCGTCAGGCGGAGCAGGCGCTGAAGGGCAGTCTCAATCGCCGGCTGGCTGAGTGGGCTGAGTACAATGCGAAAGTGGATGCTGCGCAGGGAGACTGGACTCTGGGGGCGTCGCGTGCGCTGGATAACTTTATGGCGCAGGGCAGCAACGTGGCGGGCGCAACGGAGCAAATGTTCACATCGGCATTCAACAGTATGGGCGACGGGCTGGCGACGTTCGTTACCACTGGAAAACTAAACTTTAAATCTTTCACCGCATCCATTGTGTCAGATCTGGCAAAAATTTCAGCACGTATGGCAATGATGCAGGCTGTAAAGGGAATCGGATCTGCTCTGGGATTTGGTGTGACAGCCAATGCGACTGGTGGAGTTTATCAGTCTTCTGAACTGAGCCGATACAGCGGCAGCATTGTTAATCGCCCGACATTTTTTGCTTTTGCCAAAGGTGCCGGGGTGATGGGCGAGGCAGGACCGGAGGCAATATTACCACTTCGTCGTGGTGCTGACGGTAAGCTGGGTGTCGTGGCAGCCGGTTCAGGAGGGATGGCGATGTTTGCGCCTGAGTACAACATTGAAATCCACAACGACGCCGGCAACGGACAGATTGGTCCGCAGGCATTACAGGCCGTATATAACATTGGAAAAAAAGCCGCCATTGATTTCTGGCAACAGCAGTCGCGTGACGGGGGTATTGCTGGAGGAGGGCGATAACAATGGAAACATTTAACTGGAAGATCCGCCCTGATATGACAGTGGAATCAGAACCAAAAGTCACCTCCATAAAACTGGGTGACGGGTATGAACAACGGCGTCCAGCCGGGCTGAACAACCATCTGGCGAAGTATAACGTAACGGTCCGGATTCGTAAGGGAGAACATCAGAATCTTGAGGCATTTTTATCCCGCCACGGTGGAGTGAAATCCTTTCTCTGGACACCGCCTTATACCTGGACACAAATTCGGGTGATTTGCCGCAAATGGTCGATTAGCGTTGGCTCTCTTTGGGTGACTGTGACCACGACTTTTGAACAGGTTGTTATCTGAGGAGGAGTGATGCAGGACATTTCGCAGGATACGCTGAACGAAGCCGCTAAACTGGCGCAGTCCGCCAGGATCACTTTGTGGGAAATCGATCTGACACAGTCTGGTGGTGATCGTTATTTTTTTTGTAACGAGGCGAATGAAAAGGGGGAGGCGGTTACCTGGCAGGGACGGAAATATGATGTTTATCCTGTAGAGGGTAGCGGATTTGAAATGAACGGCAAAGGCGCAGCTGCGCGCCCGTCACTGAAGGTATCCAATCTTTACGGTATGGTGACCGGAATGGTAGAGGATTTGCATAGCCTGGTTGGATCGACGGTCATCCGCAGGATAGTGTATGCCCGGTTTCTCGATGCCGTTAATTTTCAAAGCGGCAACCAGGAGGCCGACCCGGAGCAGGAGTCTGTAAGCCGCTGGGTGATCGAGCAGTGCAGTGATCTGACGGCGGTAAGTGCGACATTTGTCCTGGCAACACCGACTGAAACAGACGGATGTGTCTTCCCCGGAAGGATTATGCTGGCCAATACCTGTACATGGATATACCGCTCTGACGAATGCGGCTATACGGGACCAGCTGTCGCAGATGAATTTGATAACCCTACCGCCGATCCGGCAAAAGATGCCTGCAGCCGCTGCGCCCGGGGATGCGCCCTGCGTAACAATACCGGAAACTTTGGCGGTTTCCTCTCCATTAATAAACTTTCACAGTAAATCTTCATGAAAGAACAGGATATTCTGGCGCACGCCCGACGGTGTGCGCCTGCGGAGTCGTGTGGCTTCGTGGTGAGAACACTGGCGGGAGAACGGTATCTCCCCTGTGTGAATATTTCTGCCGCGCCGGAGGATTATTTCCGTATGGTGCCGGAGGACTGGCTGAGGGCTGAAACGCAGGGGGATATTGTGGCGCTGGTTCACAGCCATCCTGGCGGCCAGCCGTATCTGAGCGATGTGGACCGCAGGCTGCAGGTTCAAAGCGACCTGCCGTGGTGGCTGGTATGCGCCGGCCAGGTACATAAATTCCGCTGTGTGCCACACCTGACCGGACGACAGTTTAAACATGGGGTTTTTGACTGTTACACGCTGTTCCGTGATGCCTATCATCTGGCGGGGATTGATATGCCGGATTTTCACCGGGACGACGACTGGTGGCGGCATGGTGACAATCTCTATCTGGATAATCTGGAGACGACGGGATTTTACCGTGTCAGCGCAGCCAGTGCGCAGCCCGGCGACGTGCTGATTTGCTGCTTTGGCTCCTCCGTTCCGAACCACGCAGCGATTTACTGCGGCGACGGAGAGCTGCTGCACCATATTCCTGAACAACTGAGTAAACGTGAGAGGTATACCGACAAATGGCAACGACGCACGCACTCCATCTGGCGACACCGGGCATGGCGCGAATTTGCCTTTACGGGGATCTGCAACGATTTTGCCGCCGCGTCAGCCTGCAGGTAGCCAGTGGTGCTGAAGCTGTCCGGGCACTGGCGGTACAGTTGCCCGGTCTCCGGCAGAAACTGAGCGACGGCTGGTATCAGGTACGCATAGCCGGAGACGATGTTACGGCTGATACCCTGACAACCAGCCTGCATGACCCGCTGCCGCCTGGCGCGGTGATTCATATTGTGCCGCGTCTGGCCGGGGCCAAATCTGGCGGGGTGTTTCAGGCGGTGCTTGGTGCGGCGCTGATTGCCGTTGCCTGGTGGAACCCGGCAGGCTGGCTGGGAGCGGCGGCGGTATCCGGCATGTATATGACCGGGGCGTCGATGATTCTGGGCGGTGTGGCGCAGATGCTGGCACCAAAACCCAAAATGTCCGAAATGAGGCAGACCGATAACGGCAGGCAGAACACGTATTTCTCGTCGCTGGATAATATGGTTGCCAACGGTAACACGTTGCCGGTGCTGTACGGCGAGATGCAGGTGGGGTCACGCGTGATTTCCCAGGAAGTCAGTACCGCTGATGAAGGCGATGGTGGTCAGGTTGTGGTGATTGGCCGCTGACAACAGAACAGATTCAGACAGAACCGCCTCCGGGCGGTTTTGTCGTTTTACGGGGTTAATAAATGGGAAAGGGCGGAGGAAAAGGGCATACGCCCCGCGAGGCACCGGATAACCTTAAATCCACGCAGCTGCTGAGCGTCATCGATGCCATCAGCGAGGGACCGATAGAAGGCCCGGTGAACGGTCTGCACAGTGTTCTGGTAAACCAGACGCCGGTGGTAGACCGCGACGGCAACACGAATATCCACGGCGTGAAGGTGGTATACCGCGTCGGTGAGCAGGAACAGACCCCGCTGGAGGGATTTGAATCTTCCGGCGCCGAGACGGTGCTCGGCGTGCAGGTTAAACACGATAATCCGGTGACCAGGACCATTACGGCTGCAAATATTGACCGCCTGCGTTTTACGTTCGGCGTGCAGTCACTGGTGGAGGCCAACAGCAAGGGCGACCGCAATCCGACATCGGTCAGGCTGCTGATACAGATCCAGCGTGACGGCGTCTGGGTCACTGAAAAAGATATTACGATTAACGGGAAAACCACCACGCAGTACCTGGCTTCCGTGATGGTGAATAACCTCCCTCCCCGTCCGTTCGGCATCCGGATGTCCCGCGTGACGGCGGACAGCACCAGTGACCAGCTTCAGAACAACACGATCTGGTCGTCGTATACCGAAATTATTGATGTCCGTCAGCGCTATCCCAACACTGCCGTGACTGGCCTGCAGGTGGAGTCTGAGCAGTTCGGCAGCCAGCAGGTGACGAGAAATTACCATCTGCGCGGGCGGATTATTCAGGTGCCGTCGAATTACGATCCGGTAGCGCGAACCTACAGCGGCATCTGGGACGGCACGCTCAAGCCTGCATACAGCAATAATCCGGCGTGGTGTCTCTGGGATATGCTGACACATCCCCGTTATGGCATGGGACAGCGAATCGGCGCGGCGGACGTGGACCGGTGGGCGCTGTATGCCATTGGCCGGTACTGCGACCAGATGGTCCCTGACGGATTCGGCGGGACAGAGCCGCGTATGACCTTTAATGCGTATCTGGCGCAGCAGCGTAAGGCGTGGGATGTGCTGACCGACTTCTGCTCCGCCATGCGTTGTATGCCGGTATGGAACGGGCAGAGGCTGACTTTCGTGCAGGACAGGCCCTCGGATACAGTCTGGACCTATACCCGCAGCAATGTGGTGATGCCGGATGAGGGTACACCGTTCCGTTACAGCTTCAGTGCGCGGAAGGACCGCCATAATGCGGTAGAGGTGAACTGGATCGACCCTGATAATGGCTGGCAGACGTCCACGGAACTGGTGGAAGACACGGTCGCCATCAGTCACTACGGACGCAATCTGGTAAAAATGGATGCGTTTGGCTGTACCAGTCGCGGGCAGGCGCACCGAGCCGGGCTGTGGCTGATAAAAACGGAGCTGCTGGAAACCCAGACGGTCGATTTTAGTGTGGGGGCGGAGGGGCTGCGCCACGTTCCCGGTGATGTGATTGAGGTTTGCGACGAGGATTATGCCGGGGTCAGCCTGGGCGGGCGGATTCTGTCCGTTGACCGCGACCGTCGCATTCTGACCCTTGACCGGGAGATTACCCTGCCGTCGTCCGGCACCACGCTGATAAGCCTGGTGGATGGCGAAGGTTTGCCGGTCAGCGTGGACGTGCAGTCTGTTACCGACGGTGTGCAGGTTCAGGTCAGCCGGATACCGGACGGTGTGGCGGAATACAGCGTCTGGGGGCTGAAACTGCCGTCGCTGCGCCAGCGTCTCTTCCGGTGCGTGGCTGTCCGGGAAAACGACGACGGAACGTATGCCATCACCGCTGTACAACATGTGCCGGAGAAAGAATCGATTGTGGACAACGGGGCATCGTTCGACCCGCAGCCCGGAACGATTCACGGCACCGTTCCCCCGGCGATACAGCATCTGACCACAGAAATTCTGGCGGAGGAGGGACAGTATCAGGTACTGGCGCGCTGGGACACACCGCGAGTCGTTAAGGGCGTCTCTTTTTCGTTGCGCCTGAACGTGGCGGCGGAAGATGGCAGTGACCGGCTGGTAAGCAGCGCAGGAACGCCGGATACGCAGTACCGGTTCCGGGGACTGACGCCGGGGCGCTACACCCTGACGGTGCGGGCGGTGAACAGCCAGGGACAACAGGGAGACCCGGCCAGCACGCAGTTCAGCATCGCCGCGCCGGCGGCGCCATCATTTATTGAGCTCACGCCCGGCTATTTCCAGATTACAGCCACACCACGCCAGGCGGTATACGACCCGACGGTGCAGTATGAGTTCTGGTTTTCAGACGCGCAGATTACGGATATCCATCAGGTGGAAAACGCCGCACGATATCTGGGAACGGCGCTGTACTGGATAGCGGCCAGCGTGAATATCAGGCCTGGCAGGGATTACTATTTTTATATCCGGGCGGTAAATCAGGTCGGTAAATCCGCATTCGTGGAGGCGACCGGGCAGGCCAGCAACGATGCCGCAGGCTATCTGGATTTTTTCAAAGGGCAGATAACTGAAAGTCACCTGGGTAAGGAGCTGCTGGAAAAAGTAGATCTGACGGAGGATAACGCCAGCAAACTGCAGCAGTTTTCGAAGGAATGGCAGGACGCTAATAATAAATGGAATGCCATGTGGGGCGTCAAAATAGAGCAGACCAAAGACGGCAAATATTTTGTGGCCGGACTTGGACTGAGCATGGAAGACACGCCTGACGGGAAGATAAGCCAGTTCCTGGTGGCGGCGGATCGCATTGCTTATATTAACCCGGCAAACGGAAA